CCTTATAAAAGGTTACTCTACTGAACAACATCTTTCTAATGAGGGTCGAAAACTTGGCGATGCAAGAAAACAGCTTGATGAAGAGTACGAAAAGAAGTTTAAAGAAATAAACGATCTTGGACAGGCTTCTTCAGCGGTGTTGTATCGAGAAGAACAAGCCTTGGCAAAAGAATATCATGACATAGAATCTCAGATAGATCAGGCTAGGAAAGACGGTGATACGTATGAAGTGAATGAATTAAAGGATAAAAGAGAACAAGCACAAAAGAACTATTGGAATGCTAGAAATGGCAGAGAACAATTAGTAAAGCAAGTTCAAGCCCAAGTTCAAGAACAGAATACTAAGCAATGGAATGAGCAATTAGAAAGCTTTAATAAAGCTATTCCAGAAATGATACCTGACTTTAATGAAAAAACAGCTACTGCAATAAGAGAATTCGCTATAGCTGAAGGTATACAACCAGAAATCTTAGATACTATTGTAGATCCTGTGATAGTGAAGTTTGTAGATGACTACAGACGATTAAAGCAAGGAGTTACTAAAGGCAGTGCTAAAAGAAAAGCTACTGTTGTTAAGAAAGCTCCTGTACGTAAAGCTAAAACAAGGTCTCAAAAAGAAGTAGATCAAGAGACTAAGATAAGGCAACGAGCTTTTGCTGAAGATTCATCTAATGAAGATCAAATGGCGTTTCTTCGAGGACTTGCAAATAAATCATTAAACTATTAATACCTCGGAGGGTATACAATGACTAACGTATTAGGCGTAAGAGGAACTGGCGGTCCACAAGGTCCAGCTAGGGGTACTGGCAAAGATGTCTCACAAAGAGAAGATCTTGCAAATTTTATTACGATGATTACAAGGGATGAAACTCCTTTTATGTCATCAATCGGCAGTGCAAAAGCAACTGCTATCTATCACGAATGGCAAACAGACAAGTTAGAAGTTCCTGGAAATTCTACTATCGGTGAGGGTACTGATTACATTCAGCCTGCAGCTGGTGGCGGTACTGGAACTCCAGCAGTCGGAAATAAGTTTGCTGAAAGCGGTCCAAATAGAACCAGACTAGGTAACTACACACAGATTAACGGTAAAACTATTGCTGTGTCAGGAACTAGAAGAGCTGTAGATCAAGCTGGTGTTGCAGACGAATATGCATATCAGTTAAAGAAAAGAGGTACAGAGCTAAGAAGGGATGTTGAGCATGATATGATTCATTCGTTTAACGTTTCTGGTGCGGTTGGTGTTCAAAACGCAAACGCAAGAACTGCAGGTGGATATCAAGCATTTATAAATGACACTGCAACAGTGAACTACCTAGGTGGTTGGGAAGCCCCAGCAACAATGGGTGACGGTACTGGTAAGATCAAATCAAATGCTGCAGCAGCTGGACAACCAGCAACTGGTTCATTATCACTTTCAGAGATTGATTCTGTAATGCAGAAGATCTACGAAGAAGGCGGTAAGGCAACTAAGATTATGATATCTCCTAAGTTAAGAAGAGACTTCTCAGACTTAATGATTAGTGATACTGGTGTTGTAAGAAACATCGATGAGAAAGGAAAGTTAAGACAGTCAGTAGACGTATACATGTCAGACTTTGGTGATCTAATGGTAGTTCCAAACTACATCATGGGATTAACTAATGCTGTTCAGTTTACTCAAACTAACGGTACAACTAACCTAGGTGCAACAACTAACGTTGCTAACTTCTCAGCACTTATCTATGATCCACAGTGGTTTGCTATGGCAACACTAAGACCTCTAAAAGAGGTTGATGTAGGTCAGCAAGGTGATTCAACTAAAGGAATGATGGTTGAAGAAGCAACTCTAGAAGTACGCAACCCATCAGGTTGTGGTGCTATCTACGGTTTAGCTTAACTGTTATTTTAAGGGAAGTCAACATGGCTTCCCTTTTTTTATATTAGGAGAATGTAATGGGTAAAAAAACTAAAAATAATCCTTCAGGATCACCCTTTGGTAAATATAGTCTTTTAAATAAAGTCATAAAAGGAGTTGATAGTTTAACTGGTTATGATAGAAATAAAAAAATAAAAACAAATAAAGATTACAAAGGTTCTGCTACAATCTTTAAAGGGAGATAATAATGAAAATAAAATCTGGAGATACGCTTTCTGGTATTGCTAAAAGAAATGGAACAACTGTAGCTAAACTACTTGCTGCAAATCCAAGTATTAAAAATGCTAATAGTATAAGAGCTGGTCAAAGCATTATGTTACCTGAAAGCTTAAGTAAAAATAGTCCAAACTATACAGGTAAAAGAGAATCAAATCCTTATAAAGGAACAGATCTTAGTACGCTTCAAATGAGAGGTGGTAATAAAAGTAAAAATAATAACGTTACTAAAGATAAAAAAGATAAACCTAAAGTATCTCAAAGTAAAACAAGCTATCCTAAAGTATCTCAAGGAAGTACTATGGCTAAAAAACAAGCTCCAAAAAAGAAAAGCCTTAGAAGTAAGTTTATGAGCTTTATTAAAGGTGAAGGTTCTAAAATGAAAAAAGACTTTAATAATGCAGTATCAGAAACTAAAAGAAACTTTGGTCCTGGAAGAATGAAATCAATTAGTAAAGGAACTAGTAATATAACTAATAGTAGTACTTATAAAAAGAAAGTTGATAAGAAAAACAGATTAGCTATGCAAAAGAAACAGCAAAATAAAAAATTACCAAAACAAATGAGTACTTAGGAGAAATTAAAATGCCAAGCATGACACCAAAAAAACCAATGAAAAAATATACAGGTAAAGGTAAACCTACATTTAATAAAAAGACAGGTGCAGTAGACGTCAAATATAAGTCTAGTGGCGGTAGAATTACAACACCTAAAGTTTATACAGGTAAAGGAAAACCTACCTATGACAAAAGTACAGGTTCAGTAAAGATTAAATATCCTGGAGCAAATATAGTAGGAACTAAATAGGAGAAGGTATTAAAATGCAATACATAGAACATATAGCAAATGTGACTGCAAGTCCGCAGGTTATAACACATGTGCCAGTCAGTAGTTGCACCTTTAAAATTACAGAAGCAGCAGTCTCAGTTGCAGGTAATAGTGGTGCAAAAATAACTGCAACAAGAAAGGTAACACACTTTTCACCGCTAGCCTCTGGAGGAGTACCAACAATTCCAGCAGTCATACTTGCACAAAACGTACAAGCAAGACTAGGGTTTTTTAATAAGAACGGACATTTTAATTATATGACAGATGTTAGTGTTGGAACGTAAAGGAGATTGAGGACATGGCAAAGGAAAATAACTTTGCATTTTCAAGTGCTACTGTAGATCAAAAAGAGTCTATTAAGGCTGGCTTTGATCTACAATCAGCTGAGTGGGAAGCAAAACAAGATATAACACAATACAAAGAACACGCTAAGAACGAAAGAGACAGACAAGATTACTTTGGAAAGACTAAAGGTGGTTATAGAAAGCTTGCTACAATACCAGATATTGTGGCTTTAGATATATTACAGAAACATAAATTAGATCTACACGATCATAACTTTATGAGTAATCCAGCTAACCTAACTAAGCTTAGAAGTATTCTTATGACTGAATATCGTGATTTAGTAATCAACACTTAGGAGTAAGATATGGCATTAACATATACTCAACTCACTACGCTTGTTAGAAATTGGTGTAACCGAGACGAAGAAGTTGTGAGTGATGCAATCATTCAAGATTGTTTAAAGTATGCTGCGGATAAGGCTTACAGAACTCTTAGAGTTCCTCCTTTAGAAAACGTAGCAGTGTACGAGAGTTCGTTACTAACTACTGCAACTACAACAGGTCAAAGCGGTTTGACCATAACAGAATTACAACTGCCTTTTGACTTAATAGAATTTATACAGATAAAAGAATTAGACAGTGAAGGTAAAGCACTTAGAGTATTTAATGAGAAGTTAGACATAAGAACATTTAACGATGTTAATGCAGAAAAATATTCCAACATGAATTACTGGTCACGACAGAGGAATGTACTTTTACTCACACCTGGATTTAATAGTACAGGTCAGGCAAACAGTATAGAATTGTTATACTATAGACGATTACCTGCACTAAATGCTTTGTACGCAGTAACAGTATTAAACTATAATGCTGGATTCTTAACTACAACTGGGGCTGGCTCAGGTGTAGAAGGCTCTGCCTTATTATACTTTGCAGGTAACACAGGAACAAAAGCATACGCAACTCAGGCAGAAGCAACAGCAGCTGGCGGAGCACAAACAAATGCATATTACATAGGAACACTCGTACCTAATTGGCTCAGAGATCAGAATGAGAGAGTATTACTTATGGGTGCTCTTGCAGAAATTTTTTCATTTACACAAGAAGATGATCAGGCTCAAAAGTATGGTCAAGTATTCTTTAATGAGATAAAAGAACTTAATGACGAAGATGGAAAGAGGAACGCATCTGGTGGTAATCTACAAGTAAACTTTAACGGAAGAGGGTTAATATAATGACAACTGCAGCAAGACCTGGAAGTTTTACAGGTGCAACAGATAACTCTGCTAACGGTGGCTTGTTTGGTGATACTAAGATAGATGGTATTCCTGATCTAGTCGGAGCAGACGTTCTTGCAGCACAAGAAGCTGCAACAAACGCAAAGACTTCAGAAACAAATGCGGCAACAAGTGCTACTACTGCAAGTACTTCGGCTACAACTGCAACTACTAAAGCAAGCGAAGCGAGCACGAGTGCAGCAGCAGCCCTTGTTTCTCAAAATGCAGCAGCAACTAGTGCTAGTACGACTGCGGCAGATGCAGCAACAGCAACTACTAAGGCAGGTGAAGCGAGTACAAGTGCAACTAATGCAGCAGCATCTGAGAGTGCAGCAGCTGGTAGTGCAACAAGTGCGAGTACAAGTGCTTCTACCGCAACTACGCAAGCTAACAATGCAACTACAAATGCCTCACTAGCAACAACTGCAAAGAATGCAGCAGTGGTCGCTCAAACAGCGGCAGAAACAGCTGAGACAAATGCAGAGACTGCTGAAACAAATGCAGAGACTGCCGAGACTAATGCTGGTAACAGTGCAACTGCAGCAGCTAGTAGTGCAAGTACTGCAACAACTCAAGCTACTAATGCTGGGAATAGTGCTACTGCAAGTGCTAACAGTGCAACTGCAAGTGCTAATAGTGCCACTGCAAGTGGTAACAGTGCAAGTACTGCAAGTGGACATGCAACAACCGCTACAACACAGGCAACTAAATCACAGAACTATGCTATAAAAGTAGACGGAGCTATTACAGGATCAGAGTATTCTTCTAAAGCTTGGGCTACAGGCGGTACTGGAATAGACAATGCT